CAACAGCCTTACCGGAGGCGAGAGTGATTGCCTTACCGGCAGTCCCAACCTCAACCTCAGCGCCGAACGCAATCGTTCCGCCCGCAGCAACGGGAAGAATCCCGCCGCGGTGGATGCCAACGAGGGCGCCGGAAGCAGCGTCGTACTTGGCAACACCAAGCGCCTTGACGCCGGCAGCCGCAGTAGCAACCTTGATCATTCCGTCAGCAGCCCGAGTGGCCGACACATCAACAAAAGTCTTGCCCGTAACCGCGCCAGTGGTGAGTCCAGTGATGTCTCGACCAGGCCGGAACAGGGGGGTGCATTCATTAGCCATGAGTGCAGTCCTTTCCTAGCTTCGTTCCCGGGTGGCAGGTCGCCACGCAGCGGGGTATGAGTTGTCCTCAACCTGTTGGGGTTGGGGGGAGGCACCTGGCCTCAGAGACTCCACAGGACGATCCGTAGGCGGGGCCTTCGTTTCGGCGGGAGTAATATTGGCCCGAAGCTCACCCAAATGCTGGGCACGCGCTTCGAGTTCTTCTCGGGTACCGGACCCAAGGAAGTTCAGATCCTCATCAGTGAGGTTGTATGTGTGCTTGAGGTCTTTTCGCTCAAGTTCAGCGATGCGCTCAGCGGCACGTTCGAGGTCGGACTTCTCCGCCTCAAGCTTCTTGTTGTATTCCTCGACGATCGGCTCAGCCTCACGCAACTTGGTGCGGTAGCTGGCGTTCTCCTTGCGGAGCTTTTCAACGTAAGCCTGATCGAAGACTTTGGGCTCAGCGGCCTCCTGCTCAACCGGCTTAGCGGGAGTGGGGGCGGCGGGTTCTGCTGCGGCAGCGGGGACCACAGGGGCCTCTACGGGTGCGGCGGCTGCGACATCGGTAGGCAGTGCAGTGTTTTCAGACATGCTTAAGAAACCCTCCTGGGGTCAAAGAAGAAAGCGCCACCAGGGCGCAGAAACTAACTAGTCAACGTCGGGGACAAACCTGCCCCCATTACCGTTCGCAACTTCCTCACGGAACGCCTTAGCGAACGCCTTACGCGCACCCTCAGCCGAAAGCCGCTGACCCTCCGTAACCTTGATCCACAAACGATCAAGGGCGTCATACTGATCCATGCCAGGCCAATCCTCGCCCTCACGGACAAGAACAACCTCACAGTCACAATTATTGTGATACGCCTTCAACTCATTGGAGTTAAACCGCTTAGACCGCGACGAAACGAAGAACGCAGAGGCAGCCTCGCGACTCACCGGGCCAACAGAGGGCTTCTCCGGGAATATCGGGCCACGGGCAGCGAGCATCGCACAGAACCCACACGACTCAGCGCCAGTAAGTACCCGCGCAAACCCGATGATCTCGCCAAGCTCCTCGGCCTCATCAGACTCGACAGTGTCCGTCAAAGCTTCACGAGAAGGCATCCGGGCATGACGTTCAGCAACCGACGCCACCCGCTCCGCAATAACCTCAACCACCTCAGGGTCATTGCGGTTCTCCTCAGTAACCTCAACAGTCACCCGGGAGTCACGGCGCGTAACAGGGTCCAGGACTGTCACCGACACACGAGGTGCATCATCCGGGACCGCATCATCCGTCACCTCAACAGTGGGACCAGCGCGGCGGGGACGCTCAACCCGCGTCACATTCTCCAACACCGTGACAACCGCTTGACGCTCATACGGTCTCGGCGGTGGGACGGGCGGCAAATCAACCTCCATGGCATCGGCCTGCGCCTCAAGCAGTTGCACACCCAACTCATGCGACTGCAACCGTGCACGCTGAATATGCGGCAACAACGCCTGCGCCACCTCAACACGCTGAGCATCCGTAACCGGAACCCCATACTGCCGAATCGTGCGACGAGTCTGACGCCCCAACCTCAACAGCAGCAGATTCATCAACCGTCGAAACGCCGAACGCGTCACAGACCGCCCTTATCCTCAAGCGCCGCGGCTTCCTCCGCCAACGGACGCAGACTCACAGGGATAGCACCCGTGAACTCAGTCCCACCCAAACCGACACGACTAGCCGCATCCTCCGGATCAACACCCGCACGAATCAACACACCCAACGCATCCGCACGCTTCTTCAAATCATCCGTCTGAGAATCCTCATCAGGTACAATCCCGAAATCGCGCTTATCAGCCGCAATACGAGCCCGATCAACCTTCGCCTTAGTCCACCCCGGGATATCCTCCCAGAGGGACTCCACGGGCACGTCAAGCATCGTTGCGAGCTTCCCAAGGCCATCAACAGTCTGAGCGAATGAACGGGCTGTAGCGTCACGCCACTTAACCTCAGACTGGAAATCAGCCGCCGACTCGGCATCCCCCGTGATGTGGGCAGACGTACGGAACACCTGCTCCCACGACTCACCAAGAGAAGTCTCGATCTCCGCCGACTTACGCTCCTTGCCATCCTCAAGGGCAGCAAGAGCAACCTCGGAGATGTTGGAGATACCATCAAGTCCGAGGTTCTTCGCCGGCACCTGACCGATAGCGGACAGATCCTTGATGGCCGAAGTGCGGGACTCCAGGTAAGCGTTCAGGTCGCCCGCCTCGAACTGGCCCACCTTCACATCCGGGTCCTTGAAGAACCACGCATCCGAAGCGGCCTGACGCAACGCCTGCTCTTCACTCTCAGGCATCCAACCAATCACATACCGCTGAATGAACGACGTGTAGTACTGGGCGATCATCATCTCAAAGGTGGTCTCATCAATGCGAGACTGAATCGCGATGAGCGGCTCAATGATGCCGAGAACTTCCTCATCGTCATCGAGGAGCATCCGGTCTTGGAACCGCACAATCGGGCACACACCCACACCGTGCTTGCGTCCCTCGATGTAATCAAAGTTGTTCACATTGATGTACGTCGGATCACGCCAACCCAAAGCTGACTGAGGCTGCGCCTTCGTCCCAATGAAATGCACCGTGGTCTCGTCATACAACCGGATCATCGGACCCTTGACCTCAAGAGCCATGATCGGCCAATCATCATCAACCGGCGAATCCAGGCGCGGGTCCCACTCCATCGGCTCCCCATACAAGGCAGTCATCTGACGAGGACCCATACCGCGAATGAACGCAGCATCATCCTTGCCCGCGATCATCGACGGCAGAACCGACGCGTAAGAAACCCCATACTTGAGAGTGCCGCGGTGAACACCCGTCTGCCGCGCATCCAACTTGTTCTTCTGCCACCACTTCCACGGAGCCGCAGTCTCCTTCCCCTCACCGGAGAAGTAGTTATCAACCTTCATCGACTGCGAAAACGTGTCCAACACAAGGGGTAGGTAGTTGGTCTGCGACCGTAACGCCAACGGGGCCAACGGATGATCCTCCGACGTGGCACCCTTCACGTGCACATGCTGGATGGCATTACGTGCGGTCCACGGCTGCATAGCAGCATGAATCCGATCCAACCGCTGCGCCTCAAACGCCCGTGGACCCTGCAACATATTCCGAACAGCATCAATGGCCTGGGCCTTGTTCATCAGACCATCTCCCCTACAAGAAAAACGCCTCATTCGACCGCGGCTTATCCGCCTTGCCGTTTAACACCAACCGGTACGCCATGCGGGCACCAACCATGCACACCGCAGCATCAATCTTCGCCGGCGAGTTCGGGGTTTCCTTCTTAATGGACACCCCATACCGCCCATCATGGCGGCGAGCATTACGAACATGCTCAGACAACTTCCTGTGACCATCGTGGGTGAACGAACCATCACGAATCTCAGCCTCAGTCAACTCACAAGCCATCTCGAAATCGTAAGAATGCGAACGCATATCCCACGCAATCGACTCCGGCTGCTTACCACCAGGCACAGCCCAAATCTGCAACTTGTCCCGATACCGTTGCGGCCACGTAATCTTCACCAACGACTCAAACTCGCGAACGTCACCGAAGAACGCCACAACGTTGTACTCATCAAAAGCCTTCTGAACCCGAAGATCCACAGCCTCAACATCAACGTTCGTGGACTCACCATCATGCGAGTTACCCGGAGACCACACACCCAAGGTGAAAACATGCCCATCAGACATGCAACAACCCACCAAGGCAGTGTCATCGCGGGACTTCGAACCATCGAAGAACATCACAATGCGTTCCCCAGGCTCAACCACACGATCAGGCTTAGCCATCGCAGCCCACTGCTGCGGATCAGCCCACGAATCCTCCGGAGCCGTAGGCCAGTTCATATACTTACGCTTAGAGTCATCCAACTTCGATGAAGGGGACCAGATACGCGTCATGATCGGCTCAGGCTTAACCCAATCACAATCCTCATACACAAACGCCAGAGCAGCCCTCAACGACTCCTCATCACCCAAATCAGTAGTAGGCGCAGCCATACGAGCGTCATAGAGGATCTTGGACTCATTTCGGGTAACCCCGTCCTCCTGGGCCACCCAGTCATCCCAAGTGCCCTCAGCGACAGAACCAATACCCGGCTTCCACGCATTCGCAGTCTCAACCATCCGCGAACCCGACTTAGCGAGGTTGTCCATCAGCGTGGAATGCAAGTTCGGGCCACCATTAGCCGGCAACCACCACTCAGTCTCATCAGCCACAATGAACGACGCCTCAGCACCCTCAGCAGAATGCGCAGACGCCGTAATCGTATGAAGCTTCCCGTCCTCACCCTTGTCGTAAATCGTCTTACCCGGAACCAACCCGTGATCCAACGTCACACGCGAACCCTT